TTGATTTGTTGCTAATCTATTACCACCTTGATTTGCCGCTTCTGCATTACTTATAATTCCTAAAGCATTACCAACATTAAATTGTTCGTTTTCTTTTTTATCTTGTGTACCTAGAGCATATCCTCGTCTAGTTAATTCATCCATGATAAAATTTCTTCGCATTTCGTTTTGTTTACCAAAAAATAATTGAAATTGTGAAGGCATAAAACTACCACCAATCGTTGAATTAAATTTATCTCCTTTGAGAAAACCATCATCAAGATATTTTAATAATTCATAATCATTCGCATTTTTCATATCTTCTATAGACATATAAGGTTTTTGTTCTGGGTCATCTTTATCGTCTTTGTTTTCATCATACATAGATTGACCAAAAGTTTCTACTGGCTGACATACACCATCAACTAACATAAAACCTTCTGGACATGGGTCAGTTACATTTTCTTCTGTAGAATAATCTAATTGTGGATTAGGATATAAAGCTGATGGGTCTAATGTACCTGCGTTTTCTTGTTCGGTTCGTAAATCAAAAAAAGGATTACGAAAGTTACCTGCACTATTAACATTAGGTTGAGCTTTGTAATCTCCGTTAAGATACGAATCTATTATCCCTTGAGCCTGTGTGCTTTGCATGAAAGGTGTAAATGGTGCCATTAGTTTATTCCTTGTTCTAAAATTTTAGAAGCTAGTTTTTCTTTTTCTAAATTATTAACATTCTGTTCTTTAACAACTTGCGTTGCTAATTTTTGTTCATCAATATTTAGTTTTTGCATTTTCATTTGATTATCAGCTTCTAGTTTTCTATTTTTAAAATCAATGTCTGCCATTGCTTTTTGTTTTTGCATTTCAATTTGTTGAGCCGCTAGTTGAACAGCAGGGTCTGGTTGTTCTTGTTTAGGTGGTTGTGGGGGAACAGTAGAGGGGTCTATGAAGAACTGACTCGCATCTTTATATCCTGCATTTTCTAAGTATTTTGATAAGGTATTGTAGATATTTTGCGGAGTTACTAATGTTCCCATTCCACCAGATTGCATAAGTTTTTCTTGTACGCTTAATACTTGTTGTAAAACTTGCAATCGTTGGTCTTGATTCCCTGTGCCAAGTCCTACTTGGACAGTTGCATCATATTTCGTTGTCCAATCACGAGGGTTCATTGGTACAAAGTTACCTCGTAATCGTATAATTCTTTCTTGTTCTTGATACTCACAAACAATCGTTAAGATATTAATAAAAATATCTTTCACACCTTCCGCAAAGTTTCTTGCAATAAGTTCTATGCGTTGTGTGGATGCGTTCATCATTTGATTTGTTGATGTCGCTGTTGTATGTGATTTGTTAATGGTGTCTGGGTTTAATCCCATGTTTTGTTTTGGTACACCAGATCGTTGTTCTTTTAATTCTTCTATTTTACCAAGCATTGCCAAACCATCATTTAAAAAGTTTGGAGTTTGCAAAGGTGTTACAGCATTAGGCGATTTAACTCGAACAATACCACCTGCTCTACTTGTTAAAAGATCATCTAAGTTTGCTTGTCCGTCAACAACAACTGTTCGTGCATTGTTTTGAAAATACATATTGTCTAATGTATTTCTCAGTATCGTTGTTTTAACTAATTGTAAGTCGGCAAGTAAATCGTAGAACGATAAACCAAAGAAACGAAAAGGCATTGGAATTGCACAAGTCATCGCAAAAGGTATAGAAGGTATTTCTTCGTTTTCTAAAATGGTGTAGTTGTTATACCCACTACCACCTACAGTAATTTTTCTTAGCTCTGCAATACCATCGCCATCCATATCTACTTTCATGTAGCACTCAGTAATTTGCACCACACGAAGTGAAGGGTCTATAGTGGCTAAATCCATGTCTGATGTTTCATCATCATAACTTCGTCTTGTCACAGCTTCGGTGTTAAAAATTTGATCTTCTGCTGTCGGTAAAGTTTCAACATCTTTTTTGTTAAAACCCATGTCGATTAATTCAGAAACAGTTTTTACTACTTTCTGTGCAATAAAATCACAATCTTTTAAGGAGGTAGCTCTTTTGCTGACTAAAATTTCTTCTGGAGGAACAGGGTCAATTTGTATGCGTGAATAATCTTCTACTCGTTTAACTTCTACATCATATAAGACTTGAGGAATACCCATCATGTCTTCTTCTCTACTATCAACACCAATAACTTCAACATCATCATCAATTAATAATGATTGGTATTCTGCCTCTGTTAAATTTTTATACGATTCTTTTTTCTGTCCTTTAGATTTTTTCCAGTACACTTTACAAAAACCATTCTTTTGAAGAAGTGCGGTTTTAAACATAGAGTGAAGAATATTAAATCCTTCATTGTCTTTGGTAAAAATGTAATTGCAGTAATCAGAAATTTGTTCTGCGTAAGGTACATCTTCTGGTTTTGTTGCTTCAAAATTAACAATCTTATCTTGTTGTGTAAACATACGCATTAAACTTGGTAGTATTGCTTCCACTACTTCGAGTAAATCTTGACTTACAACACTTGAACGACCTTCTGTTTCGTTCCCTAGAGGTTCTCCTAAATAATATTTAAGTGCATCTTTTCTTTGTGTTGCTAGATCACTTGAATAAAATCCTAAAGAGTTTTGTACCTCCTGTGAGATTAAAGCCAATAATTTTGTTTTTGATAATTTTGCCATTAAATAATTCCTATTTGCGGATAGTCGATATCCGTACTCCATTCACTTGATTGATTTTTTCCTACTGCAAAATAACGAAAGGCATCCGCACTATGCGAAGTCCAATCGTGAACAGGTTTGTTTTTTAAGTCTCCTCTATCATTAGCATCCCAACGATATTGTCTTAGAGCATCGAGTCCGTCTTTACATTTTGTATGGTCAAACCAACATCGTGCTAAAATCATGCGTACTGCATTGATACCATCTTGCACACTTAACTTGGGAACAATAGAAGTTCTAAGTCCTAAACTTTGTGCAGTTTCTACTCGTGATACTCCAGTTCCAAGTTCTCTAACATTAGCATCGTGAGGAAGATAATGCGTATCGTATAAATAACCTTTGTCTTGCAGAGCAGAGGCATAATATTCTAAACTCTCGCCACTATTTTCTAAGTAATCAATAATGTGAAAGGCACTTCCTTTTTGCTGAACAAACCATATAGCGGTTTTATCTGCCATTCCTAAATCCCAAAAAGTATTAACCTTCATACTTTCATCGTAAGGTACTTTTGTTACTCTTCCGTCTTCATCGGCTTTGTTTAATCCTCGTGCATAGATCGACCCTATAGCGGAGGAGTCAAAGCTACACTCAAATTCTGCCTCGTATATTTCAGGAGGCATTAAAGCCTTTGCTTCATTTAACTCTAACTCAGAGATAATGTTTGTCTCGGAAGCTTTAAAAGTTTCGGCATACCAATCTTCTTGATGAGAGGCATGATCGTATAACTGAAAGAACGCATTGTGTCCTTGCGGAGTTCCTATCGCAATTAAAAACCCTTCCCTGTCTGATAAGGCAGGGCGGACAATTTCTGTCCATAATCTTGTTGGCATCTGGGCTACCTCATCTAAGATAACTCCATCCATATATAAACCACGAAGACTATCTGGTCTCTCACAACCTAAAAGTTGTATTCTCCCTCCATTGGGTAAATCACATCTTAGTTCCGTTTCATGGTACTGCACATCTGGTAAGACACTTGTATATTCTTTCAAATAATCCCAAGCTGTTCTCTTTGCCATTTGGTAGGTTGGAGCAATATAGTAATAACGAGGTCTAGGTAGCGTGTTTTGTAAGCACTTCTTTAAGACTTCATTAATACAGAGTACAGTTTTGCCAAATCGTCTATGACATACCAATACATTAAATCGTTGTAGTTTTTCATGGACATCTATTTGATGTTGTCTTGGCTTATAGGGTATAACGATCTTCATTCTTTATCGTCTAGTATATCCCTCATACTTGCTACATCGTTTCCTTTAACCTGCCCTCTTCCCATACTGTCAGAATACTGAGTTTTCTTCTGCATTATATCGACCAATTCTTTAAATGGGTCTTTTGATAGAGATTTAGGTTTACTTGCTTTAGTTTTCTTTACCTTTTTATTGGTCATTTTTAGCTCACTAGAGAGGTTTATTAAGATGTGTAGTGTGATGTTGCCATTTTGTTCTAAAAACTCATAGAGAGGTAGTTTAGAGTTAGAATTGGTTACTATTTTTATATTTAACAGCCAATGGGGGTGCCTAACCCTACATATTAGCTATACTGTGCCTAAAGTAAGCAGTATTTAACCCTTATATTGTGCCATTTATTGCTTGTTTGTACGCTTACTGTACGGATTTAGCTTATTATTAGCCCTTTTAAAGCTCTCTAAAGGCTTTTACTGTCAATATTATAATTAAATATATTAAACCCTTATAACAAGCCATAAATCATCATGACTAACTTATATAATTCTATAATAATTATAGCAGTTTAATCGTATTTCATGTGTATTTGGCATTAAAAAAGCCCTATGTTTTATTATAGGGCTTGATGATAGTATTTAATTAAAATTATCTTATTGTTAACTTTTTATTAATAATATTATTAATTTCTTTTTTTAGTAAATCTTTTAATTCCTCACTTAACATACCTTGAATTAACTCCATTTTTTCATCTAATGTATCACTCCATATATCAACATTAATTTGATAGTTAAAATCATAATTCATTGTTACACCCCATATTTGTTTATATGTAATGCAGTAAAGTAATAAATAGGTAATGTCAAATAAAAAAAGCCCTCTATTGATAAAGGGCTTTGTATATAGTTGTATATATTATTATCTTATATTTAGATCAGTAGGAATATAATCTGAATAAGTACCATTTAAATCTAAAACATAATTTCTAAAAGTTGTTTCATTAAATTTTGGATTATCTTCTTTAAATATATTAATCATGCTTTCTTCTAGTTCTAAACTGTATCTGTAAGCCTGTTGGTATTCGTCTCCTCTTTCAATGCTTTTATCCTGTAATATGTTTGTTTGTAATTCGCTTATTACTTTTGCGAATTTTATATAATCTTTTCTAGTCATTGGTTTACACTCCATTTATTAATAAATAAAGCTGTAAAGCAGTAAAGTGATAATGTCAATAACTATTTAATACTTTTAAATATTCTTTTTCATTATTGTAGATAATACCACCTCTTGAAAGATATTTCCCTTCTTTCTCTGCAGTAGCCCAAGAGATTGCTTTTTCTTCTCTCTCTTCATCTGTCTCTGCATTTGGAAAGTAATATTCTCCTCTTTCAATAGGATATTTCTTTTTATCTATTATAACTTGGTAGCCTGTGCCAGCCCAATGATCTTCTTTTATTATTTTCATAAGTAAAGTAATAAAGTAATAAAGACTTATAGTCAAGTAAAAAAAAAGGCTATAATTAATATAGCCCCCTTTTATGTAATAATTTAAGCTGTTTGTAGTTCTCTATAAAACTCTTTATTCATGGCTTGATCATAAGCCAATTTTTGAATATTATAATCTAGTGCAATCGCTTGACCTGTGCAAGTACGCCCCCACCATGTACCATAATTATTGTATAGTATTGGCTCGCCCTGTTCTCTTAGTTTATCAATTAACCACTCACTACAAATCCAATGTTCATATACTTCTTGCATATCCTCGCCATTGTCTCTTACTTCTTGAATTTCTTCATCAGTTTCAACACCATGATAATTTTTTATTTGTTCATCTGATAAATAAAAATTTTCATAATCTTCAAAATTAAAAACATTTTGTTCAAACATTTGTGAAACTAAAAAAGATTGACAATAAATAACATGATGATCAATAATATAATCTTTTGCAGCTTGTTGCAATACACTATCATCTATTTCATTAAATGGTATTTTTTCTCTGGTAATCAACATTTTATACACTCCATTAATAATTAATATTAATCTTGTATAATGTTTAAATATTTATGTCAATAAGTATTTACATCTATTCCGTAAAGTGTTATAGACTTATAAACAATTAATAAGGAGTGTAAAAAATGACAAGTAAAGAATATTTAGAAAGTCAATTCAGTAAACTTAAAAATACTAAATATGGCTTTCATATAAAAATATCTGACGGAGAAGGAAACGCAACAAATAGAATGATACTTACTCCGAATAGATTAAAAGAAATTTTGCATATAATACAAAAAAGATTTGATATTATAAACGATCCTAAATTTTTTAATTAATTAATATTAGCCCTCTTTATTTAGAGGGCTTTTTCTTTTTCTGTTTTTCTTTTATGTCTTTTATTAAATATAATAAATTTCTTACTGTTTCAGATTTATTTAATATAGTTTTATTCCTCTGAAAATTTGCCATTTGCTCATTCATTATAAAATCGTTTAAATCGTCCTCTAGTTTTAATTGCATAGAGTTATTATATTTTGTTGGTTTAGCCATAATGAGCTTATAAACAAATAAATTTCAATTACAAGTATTTTTTATATTGACTTTAAGTCTTTACCTGTATAAAGCTATATTAAATAATTATGGAGTGTAAAATGAGTAAAGAATTATTTATTATTGTATTGTTTATTAATGCAATGATCTTTTTAACTGTTCAATGGGTTAATGTATGAGTAAAAAACAAATATTAACAGATGTGTATGATACTTTAATGAAAAACAC